AAAGATAAACAATCAGCAGCACCATGCTTGATAGGATCAGCACCTAAACGATATGGCATACCAATAAGATGTACAGGCTTCATCTATTCTGTATATCTCCAGTTACAGGTAACGCTCCAACGATACTTGTAGTTAAACGTCTGTTAGGTGCAGTCGTGCCAACAGCATCAATAGAGCTACTTAACAAAACTTCAATCGTTTCTGCATCGTAGGACAAAGAAGCTGCTAACCAGTTATCTCTTGTTAAAAAGTTATTACCGTATATCTTTTCTGGGATCATGGTATTTGGATTTACTTTTGATACGAATATTTCAACACTATATTTATTTGTTATAGCTTCCTGTGCATGAGACATAGATACCTGATTGTTGGCAAGAACTAAAGCAGCTTCTAAATTATCTCCTGAGTTGTTTTTTGCAGCACCTTGATATATAAAATTTAAAAACAGGTAATCAGAGATAGCAGGATCACCAGGGAATTGAAAAGATATTTTACTTTCGTTAAGGTTATCTGGGTTTTGCTTTCCATTCTGATAACGTCTTTGCACGTTACCATCTTTATCAATAATCTTAATAAACGTAGTGATAGCAGTGAGACTCATATACCTATCTTAGCTCTGGAACTTCTTGAGTTCTTAAGAGTATTTAATGTGCGTGATTGTCCTAAAGTAGCACCTTGTTTTGCAGCAGCATTTATTATCTGAGGAACAGAATCTTTTGGAACGTACTCATCTCCATTGAAGTTAAGGACAGGGCCAGTGTATTCAACGATTGTACTACCAGAAGAACCTGCAACTGTACCAGACGCACCAGAACCACCTGGAATGACAGCACCACCTCTGGCACCTGCGGAATATCTAGCCATCGCTCCATCCATCTTGGAGGACGGGATAACGTATTCTGGTTCACCACCTTCACCAATCATTCCGAGAGTAGGAGAACTGACGACTCCACCGTATTGGAAAGCCTTGAAACTACCTGCTCTGTTATAACCACCCTCTGCTTGTGTTCTAAGACCAGGAATAAACGAAAATATTGCCTGTCTTAAAAATATACTTGCTAATTGTGCTGCAACATTAGATAACACTTCACTTAGAGATTTAGCTCCTGTTATTAAACCTTGTATAGCATTTTCAATACCTGTAGCTAATACACTTTTAATTTGTTGTTGAGTTTTAAATTGTTGATTCAATTCATCATTTAATTTTTTTGCATTAACAAGTTGTAATTTTTGATCTTCTGTAAATTTAAAACTTTCATCTTGTAGTTTTTCTCTGATAGCTAATTCTAATTTATTTACTTCTGCCATATTTGAACCAAGATTTAATTTATCTTGAAGAAAATTAGTCTCTTCTTTTAAATTATTCAAATTACTTTGAAATAAACTTCCAGAAGTTGTAATTGTCAAAGTATTTTCAGCGTTAATTTCTCTTTGTAATTGTAATATTTCTTTTGTTACATCTTTTATTTTTTCATCTAAATCTAAGATTTTTTGTTTTTGCTCAGGAGTTGCACCACTTGAAGGTATTCCTAAACTAGATGTTCCTTCAAAAGGTAAAGGACCACTACTAAATTGAAGATTTTGTTGTTGAGTTATTAAATTAGATCTTTTATTTAATAAATTTTGAATATTTGTATCTTCACTTTTACGAGCTTGATTCATTAAATTTCTATTTGATATAAAATCTATAAATGCTTTTAACGCTCCAGAATTATTGATAAAGGTTGCCAATGAAGCTCCCATAGCAGTAAATAGTTTAGAAAACTCATTACCTAAAGTTTGCACATCTTCTCCAAAAGTTTTTAAAGCCTGAACACCAGCACCACCAATTTGATTAGTTAGCTGTTGTGTTGCTATTTCTAAAGCTTTCTCTTTTCCTACTAATTCTTCTATCACTTGTAATCTTCTAGCTTCAGCCGTACCAACAATCCCTATAGCTTTACTAAGTCTTGTAATATCAGCAGTCAGAGGATTTAAGGCTTGGCCTAATGTTACTAATTGATCTTGTATTGTTTGTAATGCAGCAGTTGCAACAAGACCACCTGCAAAACCACCCATTTGACCACCAATTAGCGTTCCAATACTTCCACCAGCAAAACCAGCAGCACCACCTGCAAGACCTTGACCAAATAACAGAGGAAAAGCACCACTAATAAGACCACTTGTTAAAGGATTAGCTCCGCCACCACGATCACCTTTTCTCCCTCCAACAAAACCACCTCCTCTTGCTATTCCAATTTTCTTTAATTGATTTTGTAATCTAAGTTCTTTTGTAGTGCTTCTTTCAAAATTTAATTCTCTTAAAGCAGATTTAGCTTGTTGTTCAGATAATTGTAATTGTCCACGAGAATCTGCCAACGCTGCTCTATTAATTGCTTGTCTTGCTTTAGCTACATTTAACCCTTGATCTTCTGCTTTTTGAATTTGATCTCCAATACTTCTAGTTCTTGCCATTGAAGCACGTTGAGCTTCTTTCAATTTCGCTACTTTATTTTCTATAGCAGGAGCTTTACTAATTCCATTTATTTTTCCTGTTAAAGAAGTGATATTACTTAAAGATCTTTCTAAAGCTTGAACTTGTTTTAAGCCATCAACTATTACATTAATTTTTGCACTTGTTGAAGCCACTAACTTTTTTTATTTTATTCTACCTACGTCTGCGTATTTTTTCCATTTCTTTTTCTTGATCTTCATTAAGTATTTGAAAATATGCACTCCAACCCAATACTTCTTCAAGAGTCATTTTTCTAACCTCAGACAAACTCATTCCCAACTCTTTTGCGATACCAAACTGCAACATCATTAAATTATCTTTTCGCAGTTCAGCACTTAATCTTTTGGGTCAATCGGCTCTACCTCTTCTTGAATAATACTTAACATTAATTTCTGTAAATCACTATCTCTTACTTCGTTTTTTAAAATATCAATTTCACCAAGTTGAAATAATTTTTCACCACTTTCATCTTGTGCTTTTGTTAATAATAAACGTAAAGCAAACTCATTAGTCTCATCACCTTTAGCCATTTTTAAAGCTCTTTCTTTCTCGGCAAGAGTTAATGGTGTAACCCACATTTCAAATATCGTTCCATCAGATAATGTAACTTCTTTTTTTGTTGCCTCTAAATTTGCAGCTTTACGCAAACGATCAATCGCTCGCATGGTCTTGTTTGATGCCATAAATTATATATATTTATTATTATATTATATCAGTTCTATATAAGTTATCAATAACTATGATTTAGATAAATCAAATGTAGGCTGTGCAGAAGGTCTGAACTCTACACTTACTGATTGTGGATCGTCAGGGTTAACACTAAATCCAGCAGATGTTAATGTCGCATCAAAACTTATAAAACGACTTAATGTATCACTGACAGTACCACCACTAAACACCTGATCTATATAAAGTTTAAATGAAGCACCTACCTGTTGTCTTTGTAAAACGTCCTTAATCATTCTATTGGCAAGAGTTGTATCTTCATCTGTCATATAAACAGTAGCAGAACCAGAACCATCACCAAAGCCTGATATAAATTTTCTGAATGGAACAAACTGTCCTGGTGTTCCTCCAATAGTTGTTACATCAATCTCATCTCTAGTAATCTCAAAAGTCCATTCTCTAACCTGAGACACACTCTCATGAGCACCATAAGCAATCTGAAATACGTTTGGAGAAGCAGCAGTTCCAGTATCAGTAATATCAACAGCAGATCCACCATTGGTAGCAGAAACTGTTAGTGCTCCTGTTGCAGCAGTATAAGTTTTTATAAAAAATGTATCCGAAGTAGTCAGACCAGCAGGTAAGGTACCTGTACCAGCACCGCCTGTCTGTGAATTAACAACAGAAAATTTAACAGGATCTCCTGCTTCAAAATTTAAAAAAGGATCGACTGTGATTGTCTCCGTACCGATAGTAACGTCACTTGAGTTAAAAGTTCCAATAGTACCAGCAGGTTTATAGTAAAGAGCACCAGAGGT